ATCTATCAGCGTCGCAACGACGCTTGCAACAACTATCGGTGCCACCGGCACGACGATTACTGTTGCTACTGGTACAGGCTCAGGCCTCCTTGGTGGAGTAACGCTATCTGCAGGAAACGTAGACCAGTTCACGCTGGCTATCGATCCTGATACCACCAACGAAGAAATCGTCTTTGCTACCGCAAACTCTGGTGACTCGTTTACAATTACTAGAGGTAGAGCAGGTTCATCTGCAATCTCACACTCGGCTGGTGCAACAGTCCAGCACGTTCTTACCTCAGATGACCTATCGTGGTTTGAATCTAATACCAGCCCAGTAGATTCCTTTGGCTTCTCTGGTTCATCATCTGGAACTACCACAGTACAGGCAAGCGCAGTGGCATCAGGAACCCTGACGCTACCTGCTGCTACCGATACGCTGGTAGGTAGAGCGACTACAGATACTTTAACCAACAAGACTATTAGCGCCTCAAGTAATACCTTGACAGGCGTAGCAACTCTAACTGGGACAGAAACCTTAACCAACAAGACTTTGACCAGTCCAACAATCAATGATGCTAAGCAGAATGTGACTCTTAATGCACAGACTGGAACGACGTATACCTTGGTTTTAACAGATAACGGTAAGTTAGTTACTTTGGATAATGCTTCAGCCATAACGGTAACTGTGCCACTGAACTCATCTGTTGCATTCGCAACCGGCGCAATAGTCAACCTTCAACAGATTGGCGCAGGGCAAGTTACCGTAGCCGGAGCAAGCGGTGTGACTATCAATGGAACTGGAACTAAGACCCGCGCTCAATGGTCTGCTGCAAGCCTTGTCAAGACAGCAACTGATACTTGGACGCTGATAGGAGATCTAGCCTAATGCCAACAACATATAAAGTTCTAGGTCAGAGCGCACCTGCTGCTGCCACAGCAACTACCTTATACACGGTACCGGCAGCAACAAGTACAATCATTTCAAGCATCAACGTAGTCAACATACACGCATCGACTACCGATGTTATTCGTATAGCAATTCGCCCCGCTGGTGCTACTTTGGCTAACCAGCACTATATTGTTTATAGCCTTAGTCTTCCTGCCGGTGCAACATTTACATACACCGGAGGTGTTACCCTAGCAACGACAGATGTTGTTACGGTATATTCAACAAGCGGTATCAGTTCGTTCTCAGCATTCGGATCGGAGATTTCATAATGGCAGTCGGAATCACACCTAATCCAACAACTATTGGTCCTACAGGACCGACAGGCCCTACCGGTTCTACTGGTACCACGGGTGCCACTGGTGCATCAGGTACCAACCTTGCTGGCTTCAACGCCCAAACAGGTACAACTTATACTTTGGTTATCGGTGACAAAGACAAGATTGTTACAGCAAGTAATGCTGCTGCTATTACCGTTACGGTTCCACCGTCAGTATTTAGCGCCAATGACATTATCAACGTCCAACAAATCGGAGCAGGTCAGGTTTCCTTTGCTCAAGGTTCTGGCGTAACTATCACTTCGACAGGTGCTACATCTACTGCTCCTAAGTTAAGAGCGCAATACTCGGCAGCATCTGTTATTTGTACGGCAAGTAATACGTTTACCGTGATAGGAGATATATCCTAATGCCTACTCCAAGTTTTGAATCTATTGCTACTATTACTGTAACCGCAAGCGGTGGTAGTGCAAGCGTTGAGTTTACTTCTATCCCTTCAACTTACACACATCTTCAATTAAGATATTTATTCAGTTGGCGGTGGCGGTGGTGATAACCTATTTATGCAAGCCAATGGCGATACTGCAAATAATTGCAACGCTCACAACTTGCAAGGTAATGGGGCAAGTGCAAGTGCTTCTGTTTACAATGCAGAAACTTTTGGATATTATGGAATAGCATCTGGTGGTGGTTCTGGTTATTCTACTCTTCCATTTGCATCGGTAATAATAGATATTTTAGACTACAAAGATACTAATAAATATAAAACCGCTCGTGGTATAACAGGATACGATGGTAATGGGTATGGCGCAGTATGCCTTGCTTCTGGTACTTGGCGTTCAACATCAGCCATTACTTCGCTAAAACTTTATTCAAACTATAATTTAACTCAATATTCCCACTTTGCCTTGTACGGCATTAAGAGCGCTTAGGATCAATAATGACAATTAACCTTACAAAGGCAGGTGCATAATGGCGGCAGGTGTAACTTATACCCCAATAGCAACATCAACAATTTCTACACAAACAAGTGTGACGTTTTCTGCTATTCCTGGAACTTACACGGATTTGATTTTAATTTGTAACTATGTAGACCAAAGTACCTATGACTTAAAAGTTCGTGTTAATTCAGATACGGGTAGTAATTATTCTTGGACATTTTTGTACGGAACTGGTTCTACTGCTGGTTCATTTCGTTCAACAAATGACACATCTGGTGGATTGGGCGATAACTCAACAAGTTACGCAACAAATATTACACATTTTCAAAATTATTCAAACACAACTACATACAAAACAATTCTATCTCGTAATGGTAGTGCTGCAAGAGATGCTACTGCTTCAGCAATTCTTTGGAGAAGCACTTCTGCTATCAATGCAATTCAAGTTTATACAAATGGCGGTACTGGATTTACTGGAACCTTTACGCTGTATGGCGTAGCAGCGGCTTAGGAGAATAATATGCCAATACTAGGAATTTACGCATCTTCTCGTGCAAAGACTGCAGCAAATACTTACGAAGCAATAGCCACAGTAACTGTTGGTAGTGGTGGAACAGCAAGTATTGAATTTACTTCAATTCCAGGAACTTATACAGATTTGCTATTAAGAACGTGTACGCGTGGAACTACTACTAATGCTGGATATATTTATTTGAATACAAGCAGTTCCAATTTTTCGTGGAAAGGATTATATTGGGATGGCGTAAATGTTTTTGGTGATAGTAGGAGCGACAATTATGGCGATGCATTGATGAACAATTCTGCAGATACGGCCTCTACATTCAGCAATTCCGACCATTATTTTCCAAATTATGCTGGAAACACAAATAAATCTTTTAGTCAAGATGTAGTAACCGAAAACAATGGAACCTATGCTCAATCAAGAGCAAGGGCGTGGCTATGGTCTAATACTTCGGCAATTACCGGAATTAAAATTACAGCATATTCAGGTAACTTTGCCCAATACTCAACCGCGACGCTATATGGAATCAAGAACTCATAGGAAAGGAAAATAATGCCAACCAAACTCGTAGTCGATTGCTCCACCGGAATCTCAACTGAGGTAGAACTTACCGCAGAAGAGATTGCTCAGATGGAAGCAGATGCTGCTGCAGCAGCAGAGCAAAAGGCAGCAGAAGATGCAGCAAAGGCTGCAGCCGACGCTGCTAAGGCAAGCGCCCAAGCAAAACTTGCAGCACTTGGTTTAACCGCAGAAGAGATTTCAGCCCTTTCTAAGTAAGGAGTGATCCTTGGCGCCATACGGCGATGACATAACGGAGTCCATTCCGTACCCATTATCAAATCCAGCAGGTGCTACCACATACTCCACCACAGGTGAGGCATATGACGTAGCCTTTGCTGGTCTACCTTTCTTCATCAACTCCTCTGACGACTCTCCATATCGCCGCGTCACTGCACAGTATCGCAAACAGCAATATGACCAGACCCGCGAGGCTGGAGAACAGAGCCTAACTGGTTGGTGGTTTAGATCTCAGTCATCGTTCCACCTTGGAGCAGGTGCAAAGTTCTTTGAGCCTAGCCAAGACGAATCGCTGCGATTCCAGTTTACTAAGTCTAAGGGTGTAGATATCTGGACCAAAGGACAGGTAACTCTACTTAATGATACAGAGAACTTCTACACCGGAAGCACTGGTACTACCTACGATACTCAACTTGTAGGAGTTAACGACGGTACCAATGACTGCATCTTGATATCTGACGCCAGCGCACTGAAAAAGATTACCGACGGTGGTACTTCATCTACCTACACCCAGACCGGAACTGCATCACAGATATTCTCAGTAACTACAGATGGCAAGCGCTACTTCTTTGTCAACACTACCAAGGTTCACAGAGGTAACGTTGCTGGTACAACTAGCGATACTGAAATCTATAACATTGGTTCTACTGCTACCAGAGCAATCATTCGCTATGTCAAACAGCGCCTTATCTGCGCTATCGGATCTTCTTTGTATGAACTCAACCCTAATGCAGGAAGCGGCACCGCCCTGCCTACTGCTCTGTATACACATCCAAATCCTGACTGGGTATGGTCTGCTATCGCAGAAGGACCGCAGGCTATCTACGTTGCTGGCTATGACCCATCCGGTTCATCATCGTCTGTCTACAAGATTACTTTAGATGCAACCACTCCAAACTCACTTGGGTTTCCTACACTCAATGTCCCAACAGTGGTTATTGATATGCCAGAGAATGAATCCATCTATGACTTTGATGTCTACCTTGGAAGTTATGCCCTGCTTGCTACAAGCAAGGGAGCAAGAGTTGGAGTCTCTGATACCAATGGAGATATCACCTATGGCCCGCTGCTATACAAAGACTCTCCAAGTTATGGCATAGCCTTTAGAGATACCTATGCATTTGTCACTACAGAAATTGATGGGGAAGCAGGACTTGCCCGCATAGACCTGGCTACAACTATCTATAGCGGTCTTTTATTCTTCCCGTATACCTGGGACCTTATTGCATCTGGTACCACCACTACAGCGCTTCAGGTGGCTTTCTTTGGCACCTCAGATACTCTTGCCTTTACTGTCGGTAATAACGTCTGGGCTGAGGACAATACAACCAAGGTAAATAGTGGCTATATCCAAACAGGTTATATCCGATACAACACACTAGAAGCCAAGATATTTAAGTTCATCCTGCCACAGTTTGATACCACATATGGATCACTAGAGGTAGATTCTATTGACTCAGATGGTACTGAGTATGGTCTAGGAATCTTCTCTCAGGGCGATAGCGTCGGTGAGATTACTGCTGCCTATCCACCCACAGCGCAGCAATATCTAGCATTTAAGTTTACGTTTAACGTAGGAAATGATACGAGCAAGAGTCCTATCTTTACTGGCTATCAAGTCAAGGCTCTGCCTGCTGTTCCACGTCAGCGTTTAATCCAATACCCAGTACTCTGCTTTGACCACGAGATGGATAAGTTCGGCGTCAGCGTCGGATATGAAGGCTCAGCCTGGTCACGTATGCAACAACTAGAAGCAGTAGAAAATGCTGGAGATACCATCAGAGTTCAAGACTTCCGAACAGGGGAGTCTTACATCGGCCTCATTGAAGAGATCGACTTCACCAATAAAACACCTACCGATAAGAGATTCTCTGGATTCGGTGGTGTTCTTCTAGTCACAATCCGGAGCGTATGATGACACCTAATGACTGGGCTGCACTAGCCGTATCTGTAACCACCCTTGCTGGCGCATTGGCAATGGGAGTAAAGCACTTAACTAAACATTATCTGTCAGAACTAAAGCCCAATGGTGGGTCAAGTATCAAAGATAAAGTCAGCGTATTAGAGCAGAAGGTTGACTTCTTAACAGACTTAGTAAAGCAGGCGCTAACAAAGTGAAGGATGGTTTCTGTCGCCACGTCTATCAAGAGGTCGGCTCAGATACCTGCCCTACTTGTGGACAGATAACTCATAGACTTGACTGGCAATATCAAAATAAACTGAGACGTAAATGGCTAAAGGAAAACCCTAATGCGAGATATCAAGGATGGTGGTCAATCTGAAACCGTTGGCAAAGAAAGCAAGCCCTGCGGCTATTGCTGTGCTACGTCAAGCGACGACGCTGTGGCCCAAGCGCAAGAGGCTGTCAGACGGATTGTTGCCTTCGTCGGCACATATCAAGC